AGCAGCCAGACAATCCAGTAGCAGAAGAAGAGTTAGATGCTTATGTAGAAGATGAAGATATGGATTTAGACTTCTTAGAAGAGGATGAGAAAGCTTTGTCTGATATAGATACTATGCCTACAGATGGTATGGCTACAGAGGCACAGAGAGGCTTAAACTGGAGACAGGAACATAATAGAGGTGGTACGGCAGTCGGTGTTGCAAGAGCCAATCAATTAGTAAGCAAAGAAAGACTATCTATCAGCACAGTCAAAAGAATGTTTAGCTTTTTCTCAAGACATGAAGTAGACAAGCAAGGACAAGGCTTTGATCAAGGTGAGGACGGTTATCCATCAGCAGGCAGAATAGCATGGGCATTGTGGGGCGGTGATGCAGGCTTTGCTTGGTCAAGACGTAAAGTAGAGCAGATCAAAAGAGAAGAAGAAAAGTTTTTAGCTTTGGATAATCATGTAGAGGTCAAACTTACAGAGACTAAAGCTGTATCTGCTGCAATCAGAGAAGGTCTTAAAAAGAAGGTAGACGATCACAATGAAGATTATGGTGACAGTCCAACCAAAAGAACAAACCTTAGAACACTTACCGCAGTATTTGAGCGTGGAGTTGGAGCATACCGTACTAACCCATCATCGGTCAGACCAAGCGTAAACAGCGAAGAGCAGTGGGCATACGCAAGAGTAAACAGCTTTCTAGCTGCATTGAGAACTGGTAGGTTTAGAAGTGGTAAGCACGATACAGACTTGTTCCCAAAAGGACATCCTCTTAGCAGTAAGGAATGATCCCTTCCAAGAAGCAGATTAGCAGATTCCGCAGAGGAAGAGTTAGTGTGCAAAGAGAGGTTAGAAAACAACTGAGAATCCGTAACAACTTAGAGCGTGGTTTATTTCGCAGGCTCACATCTTTATTTGGTAAGTTCGTAAATACAAAAGCATTTCTTTACAGAGAGTTTGGACAGTTTGATCAAACGATAGCAGCTAGAGAACTGCAAGAAGAGTTGATCCCAACAATGCAACAGCACTATCGCAGGATATTCCGAACCTTGTATACAGAAAATAATAGGACTAATACATTAGAAGAAGTAAAAGAAGAAGCATTGGTCTTTGGTAGAAACGTAGATTTAGAACCTCTTATAGAAGAATACTATCGCACCAGAGAGCTTTTATTAGTAGGAGTAACATCAGGAATATCTAACAGAGTTGAACGTATTATCATCTCAGGCAGAGAAGAAGGCTTGACCCTTGTGCAGATAGCACAGAACATTGAAAGAAATGTAAGACCGATAACAAGAATTAGAGCAGCTACTATAGCTAGGACAGAGACACACAATGCAGCAGGTTTTGCACATCATAAATACTATGAGCAAGTCCAAAGTGATTATGGTTCTAAACTGTTAAAGAGATGGGCAGCCACAAATGACTTAAGAACAAGAAGTGATCATTCTGTTGCAAATGGGCAGATTAGAGACATGAATGAGGACTTTATTGTAGGTGGAGCGCAGATGGCTCACACAGGAGACCCAAGAGGAGGAGCTAAGAATAATATTAACTGTAGATGTGTGATTATTTACGTTGATGAACAAGATGTTGTGCTTGACTAATCATTCAGATACTATATGTAGACATATATGCCAATACCTAAACCGAAAACAGGAGAAAGTAGAAGCAATTTTATGAGTCGTTGCATGGGAGATAAGACTATGACGGATGAATATGACACTGACCAAAGACTAGCAGTCTGTAACTCAAGTTATAATTCCAAAGAGGAAGAACAGGTCAACGATGAGAAAAGAGAGGTAAGCAAAGATGTGTTTACCACCGAAGAAGAAGCAGAGGCTAGAGCGGAGGAGATAGGATGCTCTGGAACTCACAGTCACGATGAAGATGGTAACACCGTCTATATGCCTTGCGCTTCACACGCAGATTACACCAGACTAACAGGAGAAGAGCTTGAGAACGAAGAATCAGGCTATGGTTATGGTGGTCGTATGAAGAAACCTAAGAAGCCTAAGAAAAAAGAAGCTGATTGTTCTTGTGAGGACAACGTGGCTGAACTTAAATCTTTTATAGAAGTACATTCCGAGATCAAAGCAAATGATAACGAAGATGGTACTTTTGAAGGTTATGGCTCTGTATTTAATAACACAGACTTAGGTAATGATGTCATCAAGACAGGAGCTTTTACTAAGAGTCTAGCAGAGCGTGGCACTAAAGGAGTCAAGCTCTTATATCAACATAAGTCGGATATGCCTATCGGTGTCTTTGATGAGATTGTTGAGGACAGTCATGGCTTAAGAGTCAAAGGTAGATTAGCTCTAGGTACGACAGCAGGCAGAGATGCTTACGAATTACTAAAGATGGGTGCATTGGACGGTCTAAGCATAGGCTTCCGTGTGAACCCTAAAGAGGTTTCTTATGATAAGCGCAAAGGACAGCGTATTATCAAAGAGGTAGACTTAATGGAAATTAGCCTTGTTACTTTCCCTATGAATCCGAAAGCTACGGTTCGTCAGGTAAAGGGTGAGGAGATATCCATAAGGGAATGGGAGAACGGATTGCGTGATGCTTTCAACTTATCTCGTTCAGAAGCAAAGGTTGCAGCAAAAGCTGTCAATCAAGCATTTACTCAGCGAGAGGTTGATGATAATGCAGAAATGGTAGATGCCATTAAAAAATTAACATCAATTATTAACCAACTCTAAGGAGCAATTATGTCTGAAGATATAAAAAATGCTGTTTCTGAAATTGGTCAGGCTTTTGAAGAATTTAAGAAAGCCAATGACGAAAAGTTAGAAGCACTTGAAAAAGGGCAAACTGTTGATACTTTGGTTGAGTCAAAACTTGAAGCTATTGAAGAAAAGCTAAATGGTTTAGAAGACATCAATCAAGAGATCACACAAGCCAAACAAGCTCAAGACGGAATCAAAGAGCAGGTTGAAAATCTTGAAACTTTTATGAAAAGACCAAACTCAGGATTTGAAGCCAAGCAAGTTGATGAAGGTCTAGCAGCTTTTGAAGCCTATTGCAGAAAAGGACTTGAAGGTCTTGATGATGTAGAGAAAAAGGCTTTAACCGTCAGCAATGACTCAACTGGTGGATATCTAGCACCACCTGAATATGTAAGAGAGTTACTAAAAACTGTAACTGAAATCTCACCTGTTCGTTCAATCGCTAGAGTTAGAAGCACTGGACAAAGATCAATCCAAGTGCCTAAGAGATCATCTCAGTTCTCCGCAGCGTGGGTTGCAGAATCAGGAACTAGGTCTGAGACTACTGGATACGAAGTAGGCTTAGAAGAGTTACCTGCTCACGAACTGTATGCCTTAGTTGATATCTCTGAGCAAAACTTAGAAGATACTGTCTTTGATCTAGAAGCAGAAATGCAATCAGAGTTTGCAGAGCAATTTGCAAAAGCTGAAGGAACTGCATTTGTTAGCGGTAACGCAGTTGGTAAGCCTGAAGGTCTACTAACTAATGGCGATGTTAGCGAAGTCAATTCTGGTAATGGCACAGCTCTATTAGCTGATGGTCTTATCACTTTGGTTCACAGCATCAAATCTGAGTATGGCAGAAACGGTACATTTATGTTCAATAGAGGTACTTTATCAGCTATCAGAAAGCTAAAAGATACCGCAGGACAATATGTGTTCCAAGCAGGTATGTCTCTACAAGCAGGTGTTCCTAACACTATCTTAGGATATCCTTATGTAGAAGCTACTGATATGCCAGACGTAGGTGCAGGTGCTTATCCTGTCCTGTTTGGTGATTTCAGAAGAGCCTACATGATCGTAGACAGAGTTGCTTTAGCTGTTACAAGAGACCCATTCACACAAGCTACTTCAGGTAATGTTAGATACATCGCTAGAAGAAGAGTTGGTGGACAGGTCATCCAAGCTGAAGCTATTGTTAAACAAAAAGTATCAGCTTAAGTAAGGAGTAAATTATGCAAGACTTATCTAATAATATTAATCCTGCTGTTTCCATAATCAATGCGGTTAAAACTGCGGCAGGTAATGGAACTGGTGTTGATCTTCAAGGCTACGAACAAGCTACTGTATTGGTAGATGTTGGTGCTGAAGGAGATACACTCTCAGGCTCAGTTTATTTTGAAGTTTCATTAGAGCATTCTGATGATGATTCTACTTATACTGATTGCGCTCAAGCTGACATCGTAGACGGTACTATAGACTCAGGAGGAATCTTCCTGAAGCTAGACGGTACAACTGGTGGTGACCCTGATACAACAGGTGGTATCTTCCGTGTAGGCTACGTTGGCGGTAAGAGGTACTTGAGAGTCGTACTGGCTAAAACTGGTACACATTCTAACGGAACACCTTTAGGTGCTATGATCGTTAGAAGTGGTGGCAGACATAGTTCAGACAACGCTTTCACAGCACATAACGCTTAATTTAGCATGGGAACGTGGGGGTTATGCCCCCACTACCCAATAAGGGAGAAAATAAATGTCAAAAAGTTACAAGATTTTAGTGCCTAAACCTGCTAGTGCTAACAAGGATGGCACAGATGTAAGGTTATACATGGCAGACGAAGTTGTTGAAGCCAAAGAAAAATGGCAAACAGAAGTTATGTCTACGTTTGTAGAAAACGGATGGGCAATGGAAGTCAAAGTAGAGGGTAGTGCCGAAGAAGCAGGCGAGCCTGTTAGAGCAAGAAACAAAAAAGGACAATTAGTAGCAGATGATCCAAGCACACCTGATGTCAATGAGGCATGGGAAGGTGGAGAAGCACCTAAGAAAACTACTAAAAAAAGAACGACTAAGAAGAAAAAGTCTTAGTTAGGAAACCCTAATCACTAATTTAGTGATAATATTAATTCAGCAGATGCTAACGATGGTAGAAACCATGAACAATAAAGGGAATATTTATGAGTGCAGGCTATCATCATTTCATCATAGAACAGGGAGCGACCTTTGGTCAGACTCTCACATTAAAGGACTCTAGCGATACTTTAATCAATCTTACTGGCTATACGTCAGCAGAAATGGACTTAAGGGAAACACCAGAGAGTTCATCTGAGGTTATCACACTCACCACAGCCAATAACAGAATTACGTTAGGAGGTTCAGCAGGAACAGTGACACTGGCTATTTCAGCAGCAGATACAGCTAATTTAACAGCAGGAGACGGTGTTTTTGACCTTGAGATAGTAGATGGTAGCAGTAGAGTGTTTCGCATCTTAGAAGGCACTTATACGATCAGGAGGAACATCAGCAGATAATGGCTATATCAAAGGTCACAACCTCCAATACCAATACAATAAACAAAGTTACCGTAACTGACGGAGATGCTATAAGCATCATAACGGTAGGAACACAAGGTTTATCAGGAGCGGCAACACTATTAGGTAAAACAACAGAAGAAGAGACAGTAGGAGCTAGTGATGCAGGCTCTACGATTATATATGACCACAGCAACGCTAGATGGCTTGCAACCACGTCAAGCAATGCAACATCTTTAAATACAAAGCTAGCAGGTCTGGTATTTACAGCAGGTGGAGCAACAGTCACAGGAGTTTTAGACGAGGACAACTTAGGTAGTGATAGCAACACTAAGCTAGCTACACAACAATCAATTAAAGCGTATGTAGATGCACAGATCACAGCACAAGACTTTGACTTTCAAGGTGATACAGGCGGTGCATTAAGTATAGATTTAGACAGTGAAACTATGACCTTTACTGGCGGTACAGGTATAGATACAACTGGTAGCGGTAATACAGTTACCTTTGCTATTGACAGCACTGTCGCAACACTCTCTGGGTCGCAGACTCTCTCCAATAAAACACTAACAGCTCCTGTGCTGAATACTGTTGACATCAACGGTGGTGATATATCCTCAGGAAC